CAATGTACACATCGTTGCTTGAATATGTGTTTATAATAAACAAGAAGTTTACTTTATCACCAGTTGCAATAGCTGTAGGTGCTGTATCATCATCTACTGCTGTGTAATCAATAAAATTACCAGCCATCAAATCTGTGCTAGAGTTTGATACACTAGTCAATTTATAATACCACTTGTCATTTGCATCTGCAGGTGTAATTGTCATACTGCCAGAAATAGTTTTGGCAATTTCATCAGGCAATACCGTTGCCTGTACGGTTACTGAGGCATCGTCTGCCATGATATACTCCTTATTATATCAAACACATTGTAATATTACAATGTTTTATTAAGCACTGTTACCCAAGTGCTATAGCTAATGCAGTCGCACCAGCGTCTGCGTCTGCTTGAGTAATTCCTGATGATGGTAAATTTGTTAGTTGAGAACCATCTACTGCTGGTAGTCTTGCTGAACCATCCAGAACTACAACATTACCGGCTGATGTGCCTGTATCTTCAACTGCTGCTGTTCCTAATCCAAGAGATGTACGTGCAGTAGCACCAGTTTCTAAAACAAAGTTAGAGCCATCACCTACAATAAATCCACCATCAGTAACAGCAAGTCCAGCTACATCTGCAAGCTGTGCATCAAACGCCTGTACGTCAGTGCCTATTACTAGCCCTAAGTTTGTACGTGCAGCAGAAGCAGTGCTCGCACCTGTACCACCATCGGCTACGGCCAAGTCACCTGAAGACGTTACAGTTGACAAGTCAATAGTTGGACTAGTTAAAGTTTTATTAGTCAATGTTTGGGTGGCTGATGCGCCTACAATTTCTTGGTCGCTACCAGCAGGAAGGGTAAGTGTATTTGTTACACCAGCAGAGTGAGGTTGCGGTTGAACAGTTTGTGCGTGGGCATTACTAGACTCACAGTAGAACTTGACTTGTGAACGTGAGCCTGTACCTGTACGGATGTCAACAAGACCATCAGAGATAGACACACCGCCTGTTGAACCGTCACCATCAAGATTTACAACACCTGTTCCGTTTGGCAAGATGTCAATGTTACCATTAGACGTAGATACGATGTCGTTACCATTTACATCTAAGTCACCGCCAAGCTGTGGAGAAGTGTCCGATACAACATCTGTTAGACCGCCTCCTGCGCTAACAAGATTACCAACAGTCATTTTACGCAATGCTGTTGCTGAGTTATCATACAACAAAACTAAATCGTTTGAGGTATCTACAGATGTTTCTGCAGTCTGGCCTGTAATGACGTTAGCATTGACCATTGCAGTTTCAACGGCATCGTTAGCAATAGTCACTGCACCTGTGCTTGCCATAGTTACATCACCAGAAACAGCCACAGGATTAAAGTTCGTACCATCAGCCACCATGATGTGACCAGAGGTATTTGTACCCATAGTAATATCATCGCCGCTAACAGTCAAGTCTCCTGTAACAGTTAGGTTATTACCTATGGTTACATTATTAGGAAGACCAATAGTAAGTGTTTGACCAGAAGCAGATGTCTCAATTTCATTAGTTGTACCAGCAATAGTTAAAGACTGAGAGTCTAAATCAACAGCACCTGTGCCACTGTCTCCCGCAATATCTAAGTCTTCTGCAGTAATTTGAGCATCTACATAAGCTTTAATTGATTGTTGAGTTGCTAAATGACTAGCACTATCTGATGCCATATTGTCTTCATCTTTAATAGAAGTACCAGATATAGTGCCGTTAAGTACGGGCGATGTAAGCGTTTTATTTGTTAATGTTTTAGTTGTGGCAGAAAAGAATGTATCAAGGTCTGTTACAGCAGCTTGCACCATTGTGCCATCATCGTTTAAGACAACTCTGTCTGCTGCAGCTACTGTTGTTGACGTAGCCGCCGTCCCTCCATCTACAATATTAAGTTCAGCGGCAGTAGAAGTAATTGAAGTGCCAGCAATCTGCAACGTTGTAGCATTAACTTCGCCCGAACTTCCATATATTACGGCTTTGCTATTTACAATAGTGCCGGCACTAGACCCATCTAGTAGATTTATTTCAGCTGCAGTAGAAGAAACAGCAGTTCCATTTAAATCTAACGCGTCAATGTAAGCTGTACCATCAATGTACAAGTCTTTCCATTCTGCGGACGTGCTACCAATGTCGCGTGTGTCATCTGCATCAGGAATAAGGTCGGCACCTAGGGTACCAGACACAAGAACATTGCCAGACAGAGTTACTGTACCAGCAATATTAGCCGTGCCTGCTAGATGTAAGTCTTTGAATTTAAGGGAAGAAGAACCAATATCAACATCATTAGTAGTAACAGGAACAATAACACCGTCTTGAAAACGTAGTTGTTCTACAGATGAACCTGCACCTGCCGCATCAATAAACACACCTACACGATTATTTGTATCGTCAACTACAACTTTGTTTAGAGGCGTGGCAACACCGGGGTCTCCAATCAAACCAATGACTGGACCTTCAGCAGCAGTGCCATCGTGTGCGTGGCCTGTGGTGTTTGCAAAAGCATTTACTAGCTGGTTAAACTCGTCATTAAAATCTGACGCTTGGATAATATCGCCGTCAGCAAACGAGGATTGTCTAGTATAACTTGCCATATTTTATCTCCTTGCCGCTACGTCAAACTCTAGTTGGAAACCTTTGAGTGAATACGGAGCCGAGGTTCCTCTGTCGTTAACTCTGAGTGCTACAGCGAAACCAGAACCTTCTACAGGCTGTCTAACTAATGGATTTGATTGACCACCATAAGTAGCTGTACCAAATACTGAAGAACCGTAAATAGCTACCGCTGTTGTAGTATCAAATGGGTATGCTGCAGGTCGAGGCACATTAGGTGATTCGTAGTCATACCTCATAAACAAATCTGCATTAACAGCAGCTTCTGGGGCGTAGTTTAGTATAACTCGTTGAAATGATTTACGGATACCTGCATCTCCCATAGTCAAATCAGGGGAGCGATATTTACCTGTTACATTATTCCCGTCGAAGTCGTTTCCTTTTTCTTGACGGTATACATAGCCATCATACCCACCATGCAAGATAATGCTTTCGCCTTGTACCGTAACAAAATCAGTTGAGCTAGGTGCTATGCCACGAAGGTCAGCATATTCATAGGTATCGCCTTTACGTACAGCAATTAAACCTTTTGTATTTCCTCGTGTTGTGCTCGCATTAGAGAAAAACAAACGATACTGAGTCTTGTCTGGAATGACTACGCTGTCAAACTCGTCTACATCAGTCAAACCAGTGAAGCGTTCCTGTACCTGGCGGCTAATTGTGCCCAACTCAACGTCACCGATTCTTTCAGTACCAGCAACTGTACGCAGTCCGTCTGGCCCTAAGAATACTAAGTCACCACCAAATTCCTGAATAGTGAAACCGTTTAAGCAACCAATTTCTCTGGTGACTGGCTGAAGAACAAAGTCAGCAATGGAACTGCCTACTAATTTAAATATGCGTTCTTCGCAGAATATATACAATGCTTCACGAAAAGGAAACAGCCCTGTAATAGTACTGTCTACTGCAATTGACCCTGCGCCATTTGCAACAGCAAAATCGCTGTCTGTATAGGGAGCTGTAAAGACTACTTCTTCTGGGTTAGCGCTATGTCCCGCAAAAAATAAAGAGTTTTTATATCCAGTAACAAATGCAGGGTCCGTTGGGGCATTTGTAGCATTTAAATCTGTTAAGGTAGTGCCATCGTATTTAGTTGCCCGATTGGCGCCGTCTGCCCAAACAATAAAATCAGTTCCTGCTAAGTTATAACGGAAATGTGTATATTTTTCAGCGTTGGTTCTGCCTGTATCAATCTGTGTCCAGCTACCAGTTGTACCAGCTTCGTGTATCTTGCCGCCCCGTGCTGCAATAACTTTGCTGTTAAAATGCGCACACATAAGGACTTTTTCAGAAGCGGAGGCATCTTGCGGTACAATATTACTGTTCCACTTTTCATACCCAGATATACGTCTGTAACCGCCCTGTACGTCAGGCTCAAAGTTTTCTAGTTCAAGCGCCGTTCCCGGTTCCATTATAAAGGTAGATTGGTCAAGAACCAAGCCACCTTGACATGCAAACACAAAAGGACTTAGGCCGGATTCATCTGCCATTATTTATACCTATATTACATTACCGGCGCCGTACAGCTTTGGCCTTTCAATGAAGGTGGACCGCATATAATCAAATCTATTTAGTAGAATAGATTGCATATGCTTAATGCCTTCTTCAAAACGAGCAAAATTTAATTGATATTGTTGGGCTTCTCCCCTGTATTGATAGGCATACGCCGTAGCACCATCAATGATAACTTGTCTAAATTGGTCTGGAATAGTGGGCGTATCCGTCGACAAGCTTAATAATGTAGGAACTTCAAAATACTCAAATTTTAATTCATATGCTTTGTTTGGGTAGGGATAGAGTCCAAAGTTGTTATTAAGAGTTCTAAAAACGTATTCTGGCAGTCCGCCTATAACTGTCGTATCGTCTTCTTGGTCAATAAATTTTTCTACATATTCGTTGTATTGTAATTGTTTAAGTGCTACCCCTGGGCTAGCTAAAGTAGAATCTTTTGATATTCTAAATGTTTCGTAGTCAACGTGTTTTGCAGCGGTAGGAATAGTATAACGGGTGGTACCGGCCACAAGAGTTTGAGTATTGGTGGCATGATTAAAAGGCCATCCAAACTCTCTTTGATTTATATAATTAACAGAATCATTTACAGCGTTTTTACACTGAATTTGAAATCCACGTGCAGTAGCAAAGGTTGCAGTAGTTAGCTCAACCTCATTCATTCGGTTCAATACACCATTAGTTAATTCAAGATAGGTTGCCATGCCACATTACAGATACAGTTATAGGGAGCAAGGTATAGCCCCTGCTCCCCAGTTAAATTATGCGTTGTCGCGTGCGACTTCAGTTGCTAGCTCTTGTGCACCATTGGTGTCAGCTACGCAAGCCAATACACGGAGACGACCTTCTGTAACGTCTGCCGAAGCGGCAATCAGTTTAACATCAATCGTGTCAGTGGTGGTTACGTGCTGAGTAAAAGCAAGTGTACCAGAAGTGGTCATTGCTGTACCGTTTGTACCCTGAGCCAGAAAGCCTGTGCTAGTTACGTCACCGCCATCAACAATGTCATCGCCAGCAGCGAAGTCAATGTCAACAGTTGGTGAAGTACCGTTAAAGGCTTTCAGAACTTCTGCACCGGCAAACAGAACCATGGTGTTAGCAGGAATTTCCAGAAGTTGGAAGATATCACCATTCGTGCAAGAATAGTCAGTAATCTTCTCAATGTCCAGAATGGCTTCTACCATACGGAGGTTCATGCCGTCGCGGCTTGCTGGAAGTGCAGCAATAGAGTTTGAACTTACGCCAGCGGTTGCGCTGGAAGTCATGTCAAAAGTAGCCATTGATTACCTCCCTTAAGCAGCGTTGTACTTGGCAGTAACGATTGCTTCTGGGCGAAGAATCTTACGACCGTACAGGTGCATACCGCGAACAATGTCCGCAAAAGAATCTGGGTCACGGTATGACTCAGTCTTTGTGATTTGTGAAGCTGAAGCAATAGCTGATGAGTGGCCACCAACAATCACACCATAGTTAGAGTTCTGGTTTGCAGTACCTGTGGTATCTGGACCAGTACCTACAAATGGCAGGTTGTTTGAAACGTACACATCAAAGCCATGCAATTGGCCAATCGCCAAACCGTTCTGCAGACCAGCGCCGCCGAAGTCGCTGTTCAGAAGACGTGAGTCTTCGTCTTTCAGCAATTCAACGAATACTGGGTCAACAACCAGCCAACGACCTGCTGAGTCAACAAACTGCTGGTCCAGCTTGCGGCCCATACGTGCAATAACCATCAAAGGTGAGGCTGTTGCAGTTGGAAGCGCAGTTGCACCAGGCAGACGTGCTGCCAGAGGAATTGAGTGGTCGCCCGCAGAAGCTGTGGTGATGTTACCAAAGCTGTCTTTACGGAGCTTCATGCTTGTAAGAAGTTCGTCAGAACCTGCAGTTGAAACAGCTTTTGAACCGGAAACAGTTGTGTTTGCGGAATCAGCAGCTGAGCTGAGTGCAGATTGAGCAAAACCAGACAAGTAACCAAGAACCTCTTGGTCATGCTGGTCACGCAGGCGGTAGCCGGCGCGGTCAGATGCCAGAGACTCAAAGTTTACATGACTGTGAGCTTCTTCAATATCATCTACTTTAAACGCAAAGTAGTTGGCCTTGTCTACAACAAGGCTGAAATCTTCGTCGTCGAGGTCTTGTGGAGTGATTTGTGCACCACGAGCGTATTCCTTAACGGTGATTTCTGGTTCTTTGATGATACGAACAGTATCGCCAAAGTTTGCGATTTCACCGAAGTAATCGGAATTAGTGATTGACTCAACAACAGAAGTTTTACGGAAGGCTTGCTGGACTTTTTGCGAGTAAATTACCGGGCTAAAGTTGCCATTCGGTAGATTACCGTATCCAGCGGCAGTTTTAAAAGCCATCGTGTCTCTCCTAATGAGGCTTAAAACACCGATTTTCTGAACACTTTAAAGGCCAGTCAGTCTAGGTATCTGCGTTGAGCAGGGCTAAACATCTCATGGGTAGTTTAGAGAGGAAGAAAATCGTATGCCCTGCTACACTCAGGGCTACAATCAAAAACAAAAAAATGTCTAGTAGTCTGTGTAGGACATGTTTGCGGGTTGCCTAAAGGGGCCGCTATTATATTCTTATATATTTTTTACCACATTTTAGCGGGTTTGTAAAGTCTAATTTACCTTGCACCGCCAGAAATGTCATAAATAAAGTTGCCGGTACGAATAGCTTCTGCAATCGACTCTTCATTTCTTTCATATTCTGCAGGACGCATTTTAGCTACGTCTGACTCTCGCCATTGATTTGCTTGAGATTCTTTTGAATCCGCAACAGTGTTTTGTCCCCGAGTTTCCACAGCCTTAGCAGCATCCTTATTAGTCTTTTTAGGACTGCTCTTTTTAACCGCAATATCACGGTCAACTTTATACAAATCAATCGCACGCCCAGCTGCACGAGCATCGTTTTCGTTTTCATACAACGCTTTTTGAACCCACTCAGGCTGGTCGGCAACCCAAGTGTGGAAAGCTTCGTCGTTACGAATGTCGTCAAAATCTGGATGCAATTGCATAAGTTCTGCTTCAGCACGCTTACGGTTAGCATCTGCTTCACGTTCTGCAATGAGTTCAAGGCGTTTTTCAATAGAGGAGTCAAGTTCTTGTGCTTTCTTAGTAGCAATGGTTTCTACGATTTTTGCAACATCTGGGTACTTTTCTGACCAGTCTGCAATCTCTTCGTCTGTCTTAGGAAGCTTAATAGCTTCTTTAGTAGCGGTTGATAGCTGTTCTTCCAGCTTACGGATTTGCTCTTTGAGAGTTTCTTCTTTCTGCTGAGCGTGGCGTCGTAGGTCGCCATACCGCTTCTTGAATGTTTTCTCTTCAGGGGCAAGACTTTCGGTTTCTTTCTGGTCTTGCTCTTCTTCAACCTGCTCTTTGAGCAAGTTAGCGCGTTCTTCTTCTAGACGCTGCAGTTCTGCTTCTTCAGCGGAACGGTCTTTCTTGTATTTAATTGGGGTTGTTTTAATGTCTTGCTTGACAGCCATAGCTTCAGCCATAGTCTTCTCCTTGTTGGGGCCACCAGTAGCCGAATGGGGTGATGGGTAGCCAGTCTATGATTTACAATAGTTATTTTTTGTAAACCATTTTTCCTACCAAGTAGACGATAGGATGTATGATTTTACACCAGACATTGCCGACAAAACTGTCTTTAGCTCTGCCCTTAGTTAAAATATGTTTGAGGTGTTGGGTTCTTTTTTTTGCGAGAAACGCGCCTGTAGCGGTCAGAATACCGCTACGCTTCATACCATGAACGTATGGTTTGAAAAGCCAATGATACCCTACTTCGTGCAAAGGTGTCAAGTGCTTTTTCTGATATATGTCCCATATCTTAATTGCTTTAGCCCAGTCGTCAAGCTGTGTCTGCCTATACATTTCCGTGCAAACAATTTTACCTTTGCCGCTGTCATCTTTGCCTGTCGCCGAATCGTCAAAAGATGGCCCTTGTCTAGCTGGAGGGTCATCTCGCTTGTCACCGCGCACTTCGCCAGAAGTTACTACGCCGCCTTTTCCATCACCAACGGCCTTGCCTGTACGAGCATCTTTGGCCGCTCTAGCGTTTGGATTACCGGTTTGTCTTTGTGCCCGTGCATCAGCTGCGGCTCTATTAGCGGCTTGCTCTGGACTAAATCCATCTCGCTCATAGGATTGTGCGTTTCTTTGTTCTCGCTCTCTAGCTGCCTCAGCCGCACGATTAGCGGCTTCTTGTTCTGGACTTGGTCCGTCGTCATCATCACCAACGTAGGAACTCCCAATTTCGAAATCGCCCTCCTCAAATCGGTCTGCCGCCATGGTGCTTCTACCTAAAGCGCGGTCATCAAAGGATGGACCTTGTCGCAGTCCCGCATCCCGCATCTGCAGGTCTACTGAAGAACGTTCCGGCATAGGACCGTAGCTCGTTTGTACAATGCCTTCAAGGGGAGGTGCTAATTCTCGCTGCATAGATGGAGAAACAACGCCAGTTCTAGCTGTTTCTTGTGCCATTTCTAATGCTCGCGTAGCTGGCACTCCTCTAGCTATCAAAGCGTTAGCTGTTTCTATTACACTTTCTTGTACCATTCCAGTTGAAGGTGCCATCATACCTTGTGCTTGTGCTATACGTGCCTCGTTTCTCCTAAATGCCTCTGGGCTAGCAAATGTATCTCTAGCAGGAGAAACTGGTGCGGCTAATGCGCGTTCTTCTGGACTAATTCCAAAACTCGAAAGACTTCGAGGGGTGGCCATAGTAGTAGGCGCCGCAACTGTAGGAGCTGCCACTGGCATCCCTTGTGCTTGTGCTATACGTGCCTCTTGGTCCCTAAACTGTTGTGCGGTTAGTGCGGTTTCAGGCGTTGTTGCAAGTCCAGTTGGAGTCTGCCCTCTGTCCATCGGCACACGATTACCTGCCGCATCCACTGTAAACACAGGAGCAAGTGGCATCCCTGATTCAGTTCTGGTAGGTTGTTGAGCAATCATTTCTGCGAGGGATTGTCCTTTATATTCTATCCCCATATCATCAGCGATAGCTTTTGCCGCAGCTTGATTTTCAGCTCTGCTTGGGCCAAAGTCATCCATGTAGCCAAGACCCGCACCAATACCACGCACAAAACCTTTTACGGGATTTGCCGCATTGTAAATCTCTCTCGCTCTGTTTCCTTGGTAATCTACGCCTTCTTGCGCAGCAAACAAATCGTTCATAAAGCTATCAACAGAAGCACGGTCTTCAGTATCTTTGAGAGTATTATACCGGTCTCTTGACATGAACGCGCTTTGTCCTGTATTTGGGTCGGTTAATTTTACTTGGTCAATGTTGCCCAAGCTCATTAGGGCGCCTTGTATTCCCGGCTTTCTTGTACTGCTGTCATACGCAAGTTCATAACGTTGGTTCCCTAAAACGGTTGTAGCTGCAGGAGCAGGTTCATCTCTACCATTCCCGCCTCCACTATCCGCCGCTCCTGCACGGGGGTCTGCAGGGGTTGTTGGCGTAGGGGTAGTAGGAGTAGTAGGAGTGGTTGTATCTCCGCTATCAGCTTTATCTTGGAATTGTGCATACTGACCCACGTTAGGTGCATACACGCCAGTGATATCGCTTGGAACGGTAG